AAATTCATCGGTTTGTTCCCATCAGACCTAACACCAATCGATGTAGATTGGGGTTCTAATGATACGATTGAGGAGTTCTCTGTGACTCTCACCTATCAATGGTGGGAATCAGTAGCCGATAACGTGATTTAAGAGAGATGGACTTCGGTCCTTCTCCATTTTTATAGAATGGATATTTAATGGCAATTAAACTATTCGGGTTTACACTCGGAAATAAAGATGTTGTTCAGGTACAAAACCCTGAGCAACCTTCTTTCGCACTCCCAACGGAAGCGTTAGATGACGGTGCGGTAACGATAACGCAAAATGCCTACTACGGAACGTATGTAGACTTAGAGGGTGCTGTTCGCAATGAACTGGAATTAATTACCCGATATCGTGAAATGGCAAATCATCCTGAGCTTGAAATGGCGATTGATGATATTGTTAATGAAGCTATCACCCATGATGTGACTGGTCGCACAGTTGATATCATTCTCGATAAATTAAAACAACCAGAAACAATTAAGAAAAAAATTGTTGAAGAATTTGAGAACGTCTTAAAGATGCTCAACTTTGGTAATCTTTCTGATGATTTGTTTAAGCGTTGGTATATTGATGGACGAATTTATTACCATGTTGTAGTAGATGAATCTAATCCTAAAAACGGTATACAAGAATTAAGATATATTGATCCACGCAAGATTCGTAAAGTGCGTGAGATTAAAAAGATGCGAGATCCAAAGAGTGGGGCTCAAATCATTCAATCTATTGCAGAGTACTATGTCTATAATGACAGAGCACCTTCTGCACAAAGTTTTACATCAGAAGTAAATTCTGGTCTTCGTATTTCTACAGAGTCCGTTATTAATGTAAACTCTGGTATGATGGATGCAAAGAACACCTTTGTTATCTCATACTTACATAAGGCAATTAAACCACTTAATCAGTTGCGTATGATTGAAGATGCGGTAGTTATCTATCGTATATCAAGAGCACCTGAACGCCGTATTTTCTACATTGACGTTGGTAACTTACCAAAGGGTAAGGCTGAACAATACTTGCGTGATGTTATGTTGAAGTATCGTAACAAGATGGTCTATGATGCACAGACTGGTGAATTGCGTGATGATCGCAAACACATGTCTATGTTAGAAGACTTTTGGTTACCTCGCCGTGAAGGAGGTAAAGGTACAGAGATTACTACATTACCTGCAGGTCAAAACCTTGGTGAGTTAGAAGACGTTAAGTACTTCAGACAAAAACTATTAAATGCATTGAATGTACCGATCTCTCGTTTAGAACCACAACAAGGTGGTATGATTGGTGTTGGCCGTACAACTGAAGTTACAAGAGATGAAGTTAAGTTTACAAAGTTTATTATCAGACTGCGTAATAAGTTCTCTCAAATTTTTGACCATGCTTTAAGAATTCAATTAGTTCTTAAAGGTGTCTGTACATCAGAAGAATGGGATAAATTTAGAGAAGATATCTATTACGATTATAAGAAAGATAATAACTTCACAGAATTGCGTGATGCAGAGTTATTGCGTGAAAGATTAGGTTTATTGCAAACTGTTGATCCATATATTGGTCGTTACTATTCAGCTGAATGGGTTAGAAGAAAAGTTCTTCAACTATCTGATGAAGACATTGCACAAATGGACAAACAGATTGCCAAAGAAGACAAAGATGGTACTGGTGGACCAACTATTCCAATACCAGGACAAGAACAACAACAGGCAGAAGCAGATGCTAATCCGCCTGTAGATAATACGGCAGAAGAAGATTCAACGGAATCTAAAACACCGATGCTTGATGCAGATGCGGAAAAGTTATCATCAAGACTAAATAAGAAATAGGAGAATAAATATGGAAACGATTGATTTTATTAATAATGTTTCAGTTGGTAATGCAGCTGAAGCAAAAGATACACTAACTGATTTGTTATCGACTAGAGCATTTGATGCTTTAAATGCAAGAAAAATTGATATTGCACAAACACTATTCAATGACAAAGAAGAAGAACAACAAGAAGACGATACAGAAGCTGCATGAAATCTTTATTAGAATTTAAATCTATTGTTGAAGAAGAAACATCAGACTATTCAAAGTTTGATGTTTTGGTACGAGCAGGTCTTGCCAATAAGGCACAGATGCAACGTATTCACAAAATCTTAGATAAGATGAGTGAAGAAAGACCTAACTTTAATAATGCCGATAAGATGATTATTCAAAATCTTTTCACTAAGATGGTAGATTTACTTTCTAATAACAAACAAATTAATACACAAGCTCGCCGTGCAGTTCGTGAAGATGAGATTATCACAACAGATTTGGTTGAAGCATCGATTGATACACCACCAGATCCTCCTGTTGCGTTAGTATTGAAACGTAAGTCTATTCGTTTGTTTCCAGATGGAACAAGAGTGGCATTATATTTCAATGATAAGTTAAACAGATTCTTTACTGTACCTTATGGATTACCAATTACAGGACCATTACAACAAAACGAAAGTGTTGAGTTGGAAGAAGCTGTTATGGATACCCTACATAAGATTGTAAAGAATAAACAAGCTAAGTCAGTTAAATTTGCTTCTGGTCATACTCGCAAAGTTGACCACTATACCGCATCGGCAATTACAAATGTGCATAATGCGTTGAATGATGATAACAAGAAAAAGTTTGCTGATATGGTGCATAAATCACCAGAACATTTTGTGAAGGCTTCTGATTTTGCATTTAGTAAACACAAATGAGTTTTGTAGATTCGATTATACATAAGCGTTTAGATGAAGCAAAAGAAAAACTTTTTGCTCGTTTGGATGAAATCGTTTCTAAAAGGTTAGAAGAAGCTAAAAGATATGTTGCTGAGGATATGCTTGAGTTTGTCGAATTAGAAGAAGCCGGCAACATTGTTAATATGGGCAGAGTCCAAAAGATTCGCAGAAGAATTAGAAGAAATGCTAAAGGGCGGATTGTTGTACAGAAGAATGTCAGACGCTCTAGTATTAAAGGTTATAGAATATCTGGTAACACAGTTAAAAGAATACCGGCTACAGTTAGGTTACATAAAGCTAGAATGTTGAAGCGTTCTTGGAAAACAACGAGAAAATCTAAATTGCGCCGTACGCTATTAAAAAGAAAAATGTCTTTGCGTAGACGCTCATCAATGGGAATAAGATAACATGTCAATAGAAATTCAAAATTCATTAAGAGGTTCATCCGTTGTTAGATGCGTTGATCCTGGAACATACACAGTCAATCTTATTGATTTAAGAAAAAATCCAACTACTGAGGTTGTTAACTCAGCAGATATTAAAAGAGTAACATGGTCTAGTAATGGTAATATTACCGTATCTAGAGCCGCAAATACTCCAGTTCTCACATTACACAATGCTGGAGAAATGCGTTTTGATGATTTTGGTTATTCTATTGCGAACAACAATACATCTAATGTTGTAATCACTATTGCAACTGGTGGTACGATTGTATTAGAATTATCTAAGAATTCGTCATACAACGTAGACGTTTATACAGGACAATCAACAACATGAAACTAATTACAGAAACAATCGAAAGTGTAAAGTATCTTACCGAAGCTTCTGAGAACGGTAAGAAAAAACTTTACATTGAAGGTACATTTCTTGTTGGTGAACAAGTAAACAAGAATAACAGAATGTACAAAATGGATACACTCCGTAAAGAAGTATCCCGTTACAATGAAGAATTTATTAAAACTGGACGTGCGTTGGGTGAACTTGGCCATCCTGATACTCCTTCCCTTAATCTGGAACGTGTATCACATAAGATTACATCACTTGTAGAAGACGGTAATACATTTTATGGGCGTGCTTTGATTTTAGAAACACCATATGGTCAAATCGTTAAGAACTTTATCGATAATGACATTCAAGTGGGTGTTTCATCTAGAGCAATGGGTTCTCTTGTACAGACTAGGGAAGGGTATAGTCTTGTACAAGATGACTTAAAATTGGCCACTGCTGCTGACATTGTTGCAGATCCATCTGCACCTGGTGCTTTCGTTAACGGCATTATGGAAAATAAAGAATGGATGTTTGTTGAAGGACGCTTCGTTGAAGTAGACTTTGATAACGCTAAAAAACAAATAAAGAGTGCTTCTAAAGCTCAAATTGAGCAGGTTGCGTTAAAACTCTTTGAAAATTACCTACGAAAACTTTAAATTTATAAATAAGAAATCAAAAGGAGATTCCTAATGGCAAATAACAAATTAATGGAAGCAGCAGCTGATATTCTCGCTAATAGCAAGAAAGCAGCACCCGGCATGCCTCCACAAAAATTACCTGGTGAAGCACAGGATTTAGGCGGGCCAACGCCACAGAATGGTAAACCAGATGACGATTCTGAAAAGATCGATACTGGTAAAGGCGCTACTAAAATGGCAGCCCCATCTACAAAACCTTCCGCAGCATCGTCTGACACTCAGAACAAGCCAGTAGGTGGCAAAAAGACTATGAGTGAAGAAGAATCTAACGAAGAAGAAATCATTGCTGAAAAAATGC